AACGAGCCGACAGGCTGTCATACAGGTTATCTTCGATGGCCTCTTCGGTCAGCGAGAAACCCAGAGCGATGGTTTCGTGGTTGTATCGTGCAGTCCAAGCTTCTTGCGCATTGTCATACGCAATTGCAGAACCTTCGTTTTTCACCGGAGCTGCCGAGAAGCCGGACAGCTTGGTTTCCTCTTCGAACGAACGCTCGGAACTCTCGGTTTCGTAGATTTCCTTGTGTTCTTCGCCGTAACGAGCATACTCCAGACCGAACAATGCGTTCAAGCCGGGGAGCAGCTCTTTCAGTAGTTGTGCGCGTGAAATAGCCATGATTTAAGCTCCCTTATACGTTGTCAGGACCGTTCGGGTTGAGGTACGAATGTCCGCCAGCCAGAGTTACCGACGCGGTTTCAGCCGTAAAGTCGATAGTAATAGTTGGATATGGAGCATTCCACTTAACAATAACTTCGCTGTAGTTGCCGCTGGCGTTAGTAGTCTCTTCTACAAGACCAACAACACGGAACGGAAGCGACTGCGTAGTATTGTTGCCCGAATCATAAGCACCAATGTTCGAGTTACCCGAAATGGTGGTGTTCGAAGCTGGCTGCGAAATAGCGAGGTTATCGCCCAAAATCGTGCCCGAAATCGGGGTGATTGTGGTCGAAGTAGCGCCGCCGGTCACAGCAACCTTAAACAGCTGGTCAGGGTCATCTGCCACGTAAGCCAAAATATCCGAAGCAACAATACTGCCCGGGTATGAGTTAGCAAACAGCTTCTGGCCCGTAGATGGGTTGGTATAGCTGCAACCAAGGAACACACCAACGACGCCTTGCGACGTAACAGTGGTAGTGCCTGTTTCTTTAACAATAGTGCCGCCATCCAGACGAACGATGTCGCCGTTATAGAGGGCAGTACCGTAGTTGCTTGCAATCGGGAGTTCACGAGTTTGGCCCGCGAACACCTGACCGCCGATCAGATTGATCGGTTTTAGCCCGTATGGGGCATTTACAGTCGGATAAGCCATGTTTTACTCCAAAATTTAGTTAGCCTTTACCGAACGTCGTCGTAGACTTCCTCTCAGAGAAAAGAGGCATACGAGCGTCGTTCTCGCGCATGAAGCTATTGTCAATTGCAGTAGTCTGAGCTTGAGTCTGGTTAGCATAATAATCATTACGCTGCTTTACAAACTCTTCAGGCGTCTTGCACAACAACAGCCCACCGATCTCAATATTCTCGCCGAAGCGACTATTAGGATCGATTAGCAGTTTAAACTTCGGTTGTTCCGATACTTTTACGGGTTCCCAGCCTTCGCGTAACTTGCCTGACAAGTTGCGGGGGTCTGCATTGCCTAGTGTCGAAACACGTATCCACCTGTACGCAAATCCGGCCTGTTTATCAGGTTCCGGCAAAGTTTCCGCAGGGGCCCACTGCTTAGGGCGTTCCTGTTGCGCACGGTTTTCCAATTCTCTAGTAAGACGGTTCTCGCTCATAATCAGCTCCCTTGTAATTTAAGGACTTCGCGGGCGTATTGCTCCGGAGTCAGTTTGAACTTCTTTGCCAACGCTGCTTGTGTGGACGTTAGCCTGACTTGCTTCGGAGCCGTGCTCCGCTTAGCTGACGCTACGACGGTACTCGGCTTACTTTTTTGAGGCTGTTGTACCTCATCACCAAAGGCTTCAGGGAACCGCTTGCGTATCGTGTCGTCGATGCGCTTGTAGTAGTCATCAGTACCAATATATTCAGGGCCGTACTGACGATACAACTTCTTGTGCAGTCCCATCGCTGCGTCCGTCATCTCCTCGTCCTTTTGGAACCAATTGGAGTTACGGCGCTGCCATTCTGCGAACTTCGGGTCAGGGGCTGGCTTTTGTTCCTGCCGCTGAATTTGCGGGAGTTGTACCTCACTTTCGTCGTCCTGTAAAGTGGGTTTAAAGTTTCTTGTGCGATCCAACTTCAACGACGCCTGCACTAGAGCTTCCTGTGCCTCAACTAACTTCTCAGCGTCGCCGGAGTCGTAAGCCTCCCGGTAGTTCCTTTTTGCCACCTCAACGTCAGTTTCCGCCGCCGCTTTGACCGTGGCGATGTACTCCTGCTCACCCGACGAGAGGGTAGCCTTGAGGCGCTTATTCTCCTCAAGGATGCTTTGAGCTATCCGTAGAGCTTCTTCTTGCTCACGGCGGGCTGCTTCCTTCTCCCTACGTTCATCATGCCAAGCCTTCTTATACTGCTTAAACCGGGTGACTACCTCCTCGGGGTACTCCCCGCCGTCCTCCGGTTTTTCCAAAGAGTTAACAATATCGGCAGGAAGTGGCTCCTTACCACGGTCTTCTTCGGGGGTGTCGTCGTCAATTTCAACGACAAAATCCTCCTCGTCTTCGGCTTGCGCCGTAGTTTCCTCGACCTCGTCAGGGAACTTGTACTCGTTTTGTTCCATAGGCATAGCTATCTCCTTATGCGCGTGAAATACCGCGTGGGTCTTGGACAACACCTTCCACCGAGTCATCATTAATTAGACGGAACTCCCGCCCATGAATCTTCAGTCTGGTGCCGCTGTTGGGACGTGCCAAGATGAAATCCCCCTGCTTACACCAAGGGCCGCTAGGGAACCGCTTATCATCTTTGTAACAGTCTGGTCCAAGTTTCACGACAAAGAAGACCGTGCTAAGGACTTCCTCATAATGCTTGGTCTGGTCTGCCTTTATCAGACCACTGTCGTACTTATCGTCAATCTCCGGAATAGCGACAAGGATGTGATACCCAGCCGGTTCCGGAAGCTGTGCTGCTTTTTCTTCTGCGGTCTGTGGCAGGGTTGACACCTCACCGCTCTCTGTAGCGATGGCTAGTTCAGTCATCTGAATACTCCATGTGTTTTGCGAGGTCGATTATGTATGCTTCAACTGCGGTGAGACCTCGAATTTCACCGCAGATAAACCGGTATTCCTCAAAGCTTTTGGCAGCGCTGTTGCCCAGCCCGTCGGATAGTTGTGCCCGACGAGCCCGTATCTCCTTGAGAATTGCCTCAATTACGTTCATTTATTTTTCCCTTTCTGTGGTGGGGGACGATTCGACTGCTGTTGCTGCTGTTGGCGTTGTCTCTGCATATCCATGCCCATCCGGAAGCCCTCAGACTCTTGTTGTCTGTTACTACGCATCCGGTCAGTCTCGACCTTGACCGCCATGTTTGCCCCAGCGATCTCTTTCTGTGCGTTGATCCGCTCCATCTCGATCTGCAACTGCTTCTCACGCGCGAGCGCGTCGGCCTGATCTTTAGCGATCTTGCGCTGCACTTCTGCCTGCTTGATCTGCAACTCTTGCATCTGCATCTGGATGATCGGGTCTTGCATCTGCTGTTGGGCCTGTTGCTGCTGAGCTTCTGCCATGTGCTGCTGGAGTAACTGCTGCGTAGCTTGAGCCGCCGCTTGGGAAATCTGAACCTCCATCTCCTTCGGAATCTCGATGTCCTCGTTCTCCTCGTAGTTCGGGAGTTGAATGCCCATCGCCGCTTCCATCTGCTTGCGGTACTCGTACCCTACGTGCTCATTAATATGAGCCATCATCGCTGCTTGCATCATCGGCGCTTGTGGGTTCTGCCCTATGATTTCTTGCACCTTCGGGTCTTGCATCGCCCCCATGTGCACAGCGATGTGCGCCTGATGATCCTGATACAGGAACGCCTTGACCGGTTTACCCATCAAGATATTCTGGTTCTCTGTAATCGGATCACGCGGGCGCGTGTCGTCTTCTGTCGGTACTAGCTTGGTGTAGTTCTTAATGCCCAAGACATCCAACATCTGTCTATGGAGTAGTGGCATGTCATACAGTTGTGGTGCTGTTTGTGCCAGCTGTAGTACCGCTTGGTACTGCACAACCTTCTGACTCATCGTTGCAGCGTTCGGATCACTGACCGGAATCACATCCACTTGGTCGTAATCACTCTGCTTAGCCCGACGGTCACCATCTACAGGCTCGTAGTCATAGTCTGGTGGTGTGAAGTCCCTGATGATCTCTTTTAGAAGCCGGAACTCTTCGTGCATCGAGTAGTGAATACGCGCCTGCACTGCCGACATGATCTTCAAAGTTCTTTCGAGAATCGCTAGTGTCGTGCCTACGGGTGCCTGCGCACTCATATCACTCACTTGCAACTCAGCCGCGTTAGCAAACCTGCGACCTTCTTCGATGATCTTGTCCATCAAGCCAGCTAGAACTGCGCTTGGCTCTTTGTATGGCAGCGGCAAAATGTTGTCGCGTATCGCACCGCTTGGTACATCTACGTCTCTAAACTCACCCGGAGAGATCGGTGTGTCATCACCTTTAATACGCATACCACGGGCTTTTAGACCACCCGGCAGGTTAGAGAGTGTGCCTGCATCAACAAGCTGACGTAAAATAGAAGTGCCTGACTTCGCATACGCCCCGATCAAGTGAATGAAACCGAAGCAATAGAAGCCAAAGCCGGGGATGTAGCCGTAGTGGACAAAGTGCGTACGCTTGTTTCTTAGCTTGTCTGTCGGTCTCCAGTTGCGACGAATAGACAGAATTTTCTGCGACGACTTATCTATAGTTACGATGTACGGCAGCTTAATGCCGTCTTCATCTTCATAGCCGGGCAGGTCTAGGTCAACCTGCATCTCAAGTAGTCGATAGCGGCTGTCGGTAGTAATCCGAAAGCCCATCTTCTCAGCGATCTTCTTCTCGATCTCTTCAAACGTATCGACCGGTTCACCAAGATCAACGTCACGATAGAAGCCATCTACTTGCAGCTTCCTAATCTCGTTCTCAGTCTTACGCATCACGTGCGTTACACGCTCTGCTGTTCTTAAACTTGACGTGCCGTACGGCACAACAACATCTTCAGCTGGAACGTAGATCGATGTCTGCCGTCCTAGTGACGGGTCGTAGTACACCTTCTTAAACGCGTTACCTGAGAGCCCCAAGCCCCACAACATGCGTTCATGCTCAGGACGGTATTCAGGCATCTCTTCGGTCAGACGATAGTTCATATCGTCTCTTACTCGCTCGGACGCCTCTTTTTTCTCAGGAGTCTCCTTACCGATGATCTTCGTCTTAACCGGCCCAGCAGCCGGGAAAGTCTCCATAATCGTTTCAGACTGGAATTTGACGAGTGCCTCTGAGAGAAGAGGGTGTGTAACTCCGCAAGCACCTGCCCAAGGTTCTGTACGTTCTTCAAGCTTCATCCCCAGCAAATCAAGCCCATCAACATACGTCTGTATCCAGTCTTTGCGACTAGCTACATCATCGTCGTAGTCATCAATCAGCTCACTAGCAAGCGCGGTTAACTCTGAGTCCGACAGATTCTCTGCTAGGTTTTCTTCAAACTCGTCTTCTGGTGCTTCTTCTGGGTCAATATCAATCTCAAGATCACCAGCACGAATCTTTACTTCTTC